GCTGGTAATAATTCTTTGTACGCTAGTGATTGAAACTGGGTAACTGCTTCTGCAAGAACAGGGTGCGTGGCCCCCGAAGCACCTTGAAATGGTTCTGATCTATTTTCATATTTAAAACCAAGCAGGTCTAGTCCTTTGATGTAACCATCTTCCCAATCTGATCTTGAACTTTTGTATTCATCATGACTCTCTTGTAGTTCTGATGCAAGCGCGGTCAACGCTCCGTCTTCCATAAACTCTGCTAAGTTAGCATCGTGAAACTGACCGCCCTCCAAAGCAGCAGCTTGTGGATCAAAGTCTACCTCTGCTCCACCATCTTCCATGATCTGAATGTCTACGTCTCCGCCCTCTTGGAATTCTTGTGGCACCGCCACTTCGACATCTTCGTCGATTTCAACCTGTGGCATTTTTTTAGTATCGATACCTTTGTCTATTGCCATTAGTAGTACGTCCTTTGTTGTTGTGGCAACTCTTCATCCTCGT